GACTCCTACACAAGCATCTATTGGAACAACTAATACGATTTCAACAACTGCAGGTGATTCTAACACAGGTCGATCAAAAGAAGGTGTAACAACTACAACTTCTAGTGGTATTGCGACAGTAGTAGGGTTTGTAGACAGACCTGATAATTCTATTGGTCAATACGCTAGATTGTATGTGATATTCCCTGCTTCTGTATTCGGCAATAACTAAAAGGTGAATAATAATGGCAATTAATAGAGCGCAATTAGTAAAAGAACTCGAGCCAGGACTGAATGCACTTTTTGGTCTCGAGTATAACCGTTACGAGAATGAGCACGCTGAGATTTTTGACACTGAAGCTTCAGACAGAGCGTTTGAGGAAGAAGTGATGTTATCAGGCTTTGCACAAGCTCCTGTAAAAGGGGAAGGTGCAGCAGTCACATATGATGCAGCTCAAGAAACTTTCACATCTCGTTACACTCATGAAACAGTAGCCTTAGCATTTGCGTTGACAGAAGAAGCTATCGAAGATAACCTCTACGATACACTATCTTCTAGATACACAAGAGCTTTAGCTAGATCAATGGCAAACACGAAGCAAGTAAAAGCTGCAAACGTGCTTAACAATGGTTTCTCAACTTCCTTCCCAGGAGGAGACGGAAAACCTCTCATGACAACTGACCACCCAACTTTAACAGCTGGCGATCAGTCTAATGAACCAAGCACTGCTGCTGACTTAAACGAAACTTCGTTAGAGAATGCATTAATTGATATCTCCGCATTTAAAGATGAAAGAGGTATCAAAGTAAATGTACAAGCTAGAAAGCTAATCGTTCCACCACAACTACAATTTGTGGCTGACAGAATATTAAATTCTCCAGGAAGAGTAGCTACATCGGATAATGACATCAACGCTATGAAGAACATGGGAATGTTCCCAGAGGGTTATGTTGTTAACCATTATCTAACTGATACAGATGCTTTCTTTATCAAGACTGATGCCCCTAATGGTCTAAAGCACTTCGAAAGAGCTGCAATGACAACTGGAATGGAAGGTGACTTCGAAACTGGTAACGTTAGGTATAAAGCTAGAGAAAGATATTCTTTTGGCTTTAGTGATTGGCGTGGAATCTACGGATCTCCAGGTGCTTAATCAGGAAGCGTAGCTTAGGAAAGGGATCTTCGGATCCCTTTCTTTTTTATAAGTATTACTATAGAATAAATTCGACTAGGATAAATAATTTGTTTTATCGACTGACCT